GGTACCGGTCCATCCACCCAATCACCGTGGTGAGACCACCGACCAGTGCGTTGATCACGGCCAGTAGCGGGTCGATGGCGTTACCACCAAGCTCGATGAGTGCCACGACCAGGCCCACCACCGTGGGCAGTAGCTGGCCTAGCCGGGTCATGATGTCAGTGATCATTGGTGCTGATCTGGCGGTGGCCTCCGCGAGGCTCACGAACGCCTGCGTCAGCCCGGCCATGAACGGTGCGAGCCCCGCCTGTAACGCCGGTCCGAGCGCGGTGAACGCACCGGTCACGGCCGGAAGGAACGTGGCGAACGCGGTACTCGCCTGACCGGCCACGTCGAGCAGGAACGGGACCAGCGGTGCGGCGGCGGTGGTCATCCCGGTCGTGACCTGCTGCGCGAGTACCGAAAACCCGGCCTTGACCTGCTCGTTCTGCGCCGCGATGGCGACCCCGACCGCGGCCATGGAAGCCACCAATCCCACGGCTGCCGCCGACCCGACCAGTGGGAGGCCAACGGAGAGCCCCGCGCCGACTCCCAGGGCCATCTTCTCCCCGATCGTCACGCCCATACCCTTGGCGTCCCGGTCGGCGGCCTTCTTGGCACCGGTAACGGCAGCGGCGCCGAACTCTCTCCCGGTTCGTTCCCCGGCTGACGCCGCGTTCTTGGACGCGGCGTCTCCGAACGCACGGCCAGTCAGCTCCCCCGCGGCCTTGGCGTCCTGGACGGCGGACTCGTGGACGCGAGGTCGGATCGCGACGAAGGCGTCAGCCAGCGTGCGGGACACGGCTAGAACCCCTCAGCGATCTCGTCAAGCCTGGCCCCGATCCCTGCCCACTCCGCAAGCTTGGACGCGCGTGGGTGACCACAAGCTGTGTTACTTCCCAGTCCCGCTGTAAATCCGCACAGACACGCGCCAGGTGCGCCGAACAGGACCACGAGACCACCGCGTCTCCCCGGCGATCGACACGCCAGGTTCCTGGCCCGGGACATTCCTGGCAGCCCATGGCCGGCTACCCGTCGAGGTCGAGGGCCTGGCGCAGGTCCGCCACGTCAGGGTCCAGGTCCTTTGACTGGGCCGGCTCGGAGGCCAGCCAGTCATCGAACCGGGCGAGTTCCTCATCCAGGTCCGGGATGGTGACACGGGCACCATTGACCGCCGCCATGGCAGTGGCCAACTGGACCAGCTCCACCCGCCGGACGATGTCATCTCGCTGCAGGACGTAGGACAGGTCGCATAGTTGCGCCACGGTCAGCCCACTTCCCGGCTCCTGGCGGTCTCGTCCACTACCACCGCGAGGTCGGGACGGCCACGTGCCTCCAGCGTTGCGACCGCCCGCGAGGATGAGTCGTCCGCGAATGAGCTGGTGGTTGACGGCGGCCCAGCGGAGGAGTCGGAGGGCCTCCCAGTAGGGCGTTGTGTCAACGCCGACATGAGGTCCTGCATGAACTGAAGCAGGTCGGGGAGTCGTTGCCGATGCCTCCGAGCTGCGGCCCAGAATCGTTCGAAGTCGTCCGGGTGTACCAGCTCCCGGACCTGGTCCTTGACCGCGGTGACGGCCCGCGGGTCGTCCTCCCCGATCTCCATGGCCCCCTCGGTCCAGTCCATGAGACCAAGTTCGGATAGCTCGGGGTTGACCCGAATCTGTTCCCCGAGGTATCCGAAGGTGACATCCAGCGCCTCGCGGGGCGAACCGAACGAGCCGAGGTGTGTTCCCGGGTCCGGGATGTACGCCGAGGGAGCCTTTGAGCGCCCACGTGCCTTGCGCCTCGCCATCAGGTACCCACCCTCGCCGTGCCAGCCGAGTACATCTTCCAGGGGATACCGGAAGACGGAACCTCACAACTGAACTCACAGGGGATGGTCGCGAAGTCAGGCGCCTTCTTGAAGGCCAACTTCACCGCCCCCGCGCAGATCGTCTGGTACACGATCAACCGTAGGTCGTTGCCGAGTGCCTCCCATCCGAGCATGGCCCGGATCTCAGCTCCCGGGGCGGTCGGGACGAACGAGGAAAGTAATGTGGCGCCAGACCCGGAGACGGTGACCACCGCGCCGCCTCCGTTCATGGCCCGGCTCCAGTTTTTCATCGTGATGTCCGCCAGGGCGAACGCGAACTTGTTGGTTCGCTTCGTCGTCCGGTACGCAACCGGGTCGAAGAACTCAGCGACGAGAATCTCCTCGACGGTCAATTCGGGGGTGAACTCAGAGCCGTCCTTGGTCGCCCCGAGGCTCAACCAGGCAACCGGCCAGGCGTCGGTGAACTTGGAACCGGACACGGTATTGGTCGGCTCAGCGCTGCCCAGCGGAGCCCAGAACAGGTACCCGGGGTCGACCAGGATGTTCGGTACCGCGGTGGTTGGCATTGTCAGCTCACCTCATTCCCGGCGGGGGTCACGAGACCCAGCCGGTCGTATCCGTGCCGCTCGACGTTGCTCACGGGCACGGCGTGCCCCTTCCGATACGCCAGTGCCCCGTCGACGAGGATGTCCGCTACGGCGACCCACTGGCCGTACTCCGCGACCTGTGCGGCTAGCCGGTCAGCGACCGTGCCCGCAGGGGGCGCCTCTGGTGGAGTGGAGAGGAACGCCCGACCGTCTACCCGCCGGGGCTCTCGCCGGTCCTGCTGGCTCGGCTTCGCGGCCATGTCACACCCTCCCGGCTCGGGTCACGACCACCGTCACGGACGCGGTGAAGGAGTGGGTGACGGTGATGTTCCCGGTGGAGTCCCGGTGCCGGGTACCGTCGACCCGGATCTGCCGTCGGGTGCCGTTCGTGACGCTGATCGTCAGATCAGGGTTGAATGCGGTGGCCCCGCTGGGCGCCACCGAGGTGGGGTCGTCCACGGCCACGCTGTCCGGGCTGCCCCCGGCGTTGTTCACGTCGATGATGTAGGTCTCCCCGGCCTGGGCCGGGAAGGTGTCGCTCGCGGCGGCGTTGTTCGGGGTGATGACCACGCTGGATGCCGTGGGCGGGTCGTTCACGGTGTAGACACCCATCAGAGACCCTCCAAGGACGGGACCAGGAACGGGGCCGGACGCATGTGCTCGGTTCCGACCTCGTGGAAGTACATGTACCGATGCAGCCGGTCCCACCCGGCCCGGACTTCCCAGTTGGGATGATCCATGACTACTTCCGCGTGGATGCTGGTCGCGCCCGCGCCCGTCCGTCGTGGAGCCAACCCAGTAGCGGTCCGAGCGACCCGTTCGCCGATGTCGGTGGCGAGATCACGGACCTCGTGCTCGTCCACCAGGTCCGTGATCTCGCCTGGCCGGACCGTGACGGCGACCTCATAGCTCACGGCGAACACCCCGCGAACCCCGTCAGGTCAAGGTGGTACCCGGCGGTGACCACCGGTCCTTCCTCGGTCTTGGCGTAGTCACTGGCGCCTCCACCGATCCCGGTCCAGGTAAGCCGTCCAGCCATGTTCGGGTCCCGTGCCAGCTCACCGGCCACGACGTTGGCCAGGGCCTCGGCGACCTGCTCGGCCTCCCGCACGGTCTCGAACGGTTCAGCCACCCGGACCACGAGCGCGACCCGGACACGTTCAGCACGTAACAACCCCACCTCAGCCATGGCCTCGTCCTGGACGGTCCGGAACCCACCCAGGTACATCGACCGTCGCTCCAGCTGTGCCGGGGCCTCGTAGGAGACCTGAACCCCCTCCAGCGCCCCACCGGGCACGGCGGCCATCGCGAGCCGGTCATACACGGCGCGCTTCGCCTCGTACCCCAAGGTGGCAACGACGGTGGCGGTCATACCGGCGACCCCAGCTCTTGGCAGAACCGCTGATACACCGCGTCGACCTCTGGCAGGCCCGTGGTGGACGCGGTGGGCATGGTGAGCCGGTAGGTGGCCCCGTCCCCGGTGGTGTAGGACTGGGTCCGGTCGGGGACGCCGGACCGGGGCCGGGCAAGGACGGCTCGCAGATGTTGCAACGCGGCCCCGGTAACCGAAGGCGGCGAATAGCTCATACCGTGCTCGTACTCGACCACGATGTTCTGTCGACCCACGGGCCAGGTCCCACCAGAGAGCCAGAGGACCCCGGACTCGGATGGCGTGATCGTGGCGAGTTGTCCGACGGACCAGACGGTCCCGTTCACGGTGATGGACCGGACCGAGCGGATCAACGCGTGCGGCAGGGCCAGGCCAGAGGTACCGGACCCGTTCAGGATCACACGGGCGAACCGGGGGACGAATGCGATCCGTGGGCCCTCCCGGCTGGACACGTCCTCCGCCACGGTCTCGACCTCGACGCGGGCCGAAGCGAGGTCGACCGTCGAGACCGTGGACGGAATGCGAAGGTCGTTGCGGGCTGCCGCGAGTCCGAACAGGAAGTCGCCGACGACCTCGACGTGGTACCGGATCTCCACCGACGACCCGGCCACGAAGCCGATGAAGTCCACGGTCAGCATGTCGAGCTGGGACGGAGCCGGAAGTGGGTACGTGTACACGCCAACACTTGGGTGCCCGGCCACGGTGGGTCCGGCCACGATAGTGCTGTCCAGTCGCCGGACGGTGACGTTCACGGCGCCGTCCGCGTCGGTAAGCACCTCGTCGGAACGGAACTCGTGGGTCAAGGTGACCGATGAGGTGCGCAGTACCCGCAAAAGGCTGGTCAACCTCTCAGCCTCGCTTCGCCGTGGTCACGTGCCGGGACTGCCGGGTACCACGACCCTCCGGCGGGGTGTCCGGCTTGACATCTGCGCTCTCGGCCCGGCGCTGGGCCGGCTCTTGGTCACGAACTTTGGTCAACTCGTTCCGGATCTGTTCCGCCTCATCGTCCTGGCCGGCGGTCTCAGCGACGGCCAAGCGCTTTTTGAGCAGTGCCACACGGCTGTCCGGGTCGGCCCCGGCAGCGGGGATCACGTCAGTCATCACCTGCTCCGATCGTTGGTGTCGGGTAATGGAGATGGACTGGGCGCGCGTCCCAGTCCAAGGCGATGTCGTGGCTAATCTCGCGGTAGTGCCAGCCGCAGAACGAGATGTCGGAGAATCCCCAGCTCGGGTCTCGGATGTCGTGGTACTTCCGAAGCAGGTCAGCGGGCAGGTACGTCATCCCGAACCCGACGATGTGCGCCGCCGGGTCACCCGGGGCGACCTCGACCATGCCACCGTCCTGCTGGGTCCGCCGATACCGCCACGCGGACCACACTGGTCGGGTCATCTTCGGGTCTCGCAGCGAGCAGCCGGGGTAAAGCCGGTACGGCGCGGCGAGTACCCGACCTGGATCGGCCATGGCGTGCTCGGCGAACGTGTCCAGGGCCGGCATGTCCACGGCCACGTCCCATTCCAGGAGCAACACATCGTCACCCACGTCGACAAGCGGGCTGTAGTCGTAGTTGGTGACGACCAGTCGCTCTACCCCGTCGATGACATGTGACCGACCGGGTGGTACGACGGCTGGCCAGGACCGCAGCAGCTTCACCGGACCACCACCACCGTCACACCCTTGTTGGCGAGCACCTCTCCTGGTGGATGCCGCTGCGACCAGGGCCGGCGCCAGCCGGCCGGTCTCCGCGCAGTGGCGAACACACCAGGGGCCTGTGGGTCTTCATCGACCTTCACGTCGACGAGGCCTGCACATCGCAGCACGCGGTCAGTCCCGTCAACGCTGAACCGCCAGAAGTCACCAGGGAACGGGTGGTACGGGAACCCGACTGACCGTGTGGACAGGACCAGAAGACCGCCGTCCACGAGTGACTCGACCATGGCCGCGACGCAGCCGGCCCAGTCCGCGACATGCTCCAACAGCTCCGTCGCGATCACTACATCCCAACGAGCCGAGCCGAGCACGGCCACCAGATCCAGCGCGCCCACTTCACGGTCCACGCCGGGGCCGGCGCGCTGGTCCACACCGAGATACTCGGCCGGCCCGTGCCGCTCGACCAGCGGACGCACTGACCCGTTGACGTTGTAGGAGCCGACCTCCAGAACGCGCTTCCCACCGACCTCGGCGGGACCGAGGACGGTGGGTGCCCATTCCAGCACGGAGGTGTGACACACAGTCAGGTCAGCTCCCGGTGAACGTCGGGGTGACCAGGCCGGTACCGGCGATCTTCTGGTGTGAGTTGCTGTACCGCCTCATCGTGTAGGCGAAGTAGCTGTACAGGACTAGCAGAACGCCGAGGGAGCCAGCGGCCGGCTGCTCCGCGCGAATGAACTGCGGGGCCTGTGGGTCCTCCCAGAGATAGGACTCCTCGGACGGGACGACGTACACCTCGTCCTGGTTGGTGCCCGCACCGAGGTTCTTGGGCACGTTGGCATCGGCGATCACAACCTGGCCGTTGGGGAGCAAACCACGGGCACCGGACCCGTACCGTTCCGCGTAGCTCGTGCCGAAGTTCTGCGCGGCCAACCCGACGTTCCCGATCAGGGGCCACGTCGAGGTCATGATGTTCTGAAGCCAGTACCAACGCCTGGGGTTCATCACAACGAGATCAGGGTTCGCCTGACCGAGCAACGCGTCCTCTGAAGCACTCGCCCCCTGAAGGATCTTCGGGTAGAACTCGACCCCGGTGGGGGTCGTGTCGTCCCACGTGATCGCGGTGGCGATGTTGGTCAGCCCGGTCGACGCCTGACTGATGATCGTCGAATCGAGGTTGGTCGCGATCCGGCGCTGGAGGTCACTCATGATGACCTCCTCGATCCCGGAACCGCGGTCGATGGCCTGTCGGCTAATGGTCTGCTGGCCGGCGGCGGTCTGAACCGGCTCGGTGAGCAACGTGTCATCGGCGTTGGTTTCCTGCACGGCGGCGTTCTGTGTCGCCTGCAACGCGGCACCGGTACCGGTAGTGATTCGGGAGATGTTCACTTCCATGCCGGCGGCTGGTAAGTCCAGCTTGGTCATCGCGTCGGCGAATGGTCGCCGGGCCGCAACGGCAGGGGCGAACATCTCAGTGAGGTACTGCGGAACGGTGAGACCCGTGAACGCTCCCGTTCCCACGGCGCGTTCCAGGTATTGGCCCCGCTCGACACGCTCCTCCTGCATATGGCGCAACAGCCGCTGCTCAGCTTCGATATCGCGAGTCAGGAACTGCGAGACCACGTCCCGGATGAACGGGCCACCACGGCGGGTGTTGCCCTTGTGGTAGGTGCGTTCCTCGGTGCCGACCCGTGCCACCCGGTCATAGGCGGGTGCCCTGCCGCCGATCGTCTTGGGGTCCTCGGCGCGTTCCAACAAACCGGCCTCGGCGTCGTTCTCGGCGTCCAGGACCGCCTTGGCCCGAGTGAGCTTGTTCCTGATACCTGTGATGTCCTCGTCGGCCCGTTCACGGGCCGATAGTGCGGCCTCACAGTCATGGTCTTCCTCGACTGTGAGGGTTGAGCGGCCGTCCTTACGGGCCTTGAGCAGGATCGCCTGCGCGGTCTGCACGGCACGGTTGCGTCGCTTCTCGGCCTGTTCCAGCTCGACCTCGATCGAGATCATCAGCTCTTGGGGCGTCATCGCGGTGACTGCCTCTCATGAGGGGATGTGTCGTCCCGCTCACGCGCCGGTATGCCACCACTGAACCCGTGGGATGCTTCCTGGACCGGCCGATGCTGCCCGCGTGTGCGTGCGTTTCATACCGGGGGCTGAAACCGCCACCCTGGGGGTGTGTAACCCGGCTGAAACCGCCGGGGCCGTTACTCGATGATGGTCGCGTCCTCGCCGAGCAATGCTTCAATCATAGCGACGCTGCGCCCGGTGGGCTTGTCGTCACGTTCGTCACTCTCGGCTGACTGTACCTGATCTGTCACCGTCCGCGCGATGCCCACCGGCCGGTCACCAACCCGGCGTTGCAGGACGGTCAGCGCTGCCCTGGCCGCCGACAGCGGGACCATCTCCAGTTGCCCGATCAGTTCCGCAGCGCGAACCCCGATGTTCGTATATGGGTTGGCGCCGAAATTCACGGCAGACACGTCGCCTCGGTCGATGTCAGCCTTGGTAATGATGAACCGGGTAAAGTCGTCGTTCCACCAACCCTCCTCCAGCCAGAACGCGAAGCTCATCTCAGTGATCGATTCCTCGGCGATGGCCTCCGCGAGATTAGTCACGTCGGTTCGCTTGGGGTTCGTCCACGCCTCGACACTGAGACCGTGATCATTCGCGGCAATGACAAGGGACGGTGGGATGCCTGACGCGGTCGAGATGGTCCGCGCCATCGTGAGACCACGGTGATTCTCCAGGAACGCCACGTCCGGGCCAGCGTCCAAAGACACATCCAGTGCCGACGTGGCCACCGACTCCTCATACGGGCCAAAGAAGTCATACATCTCGTACCAGGTTTCGAATACTGTGGCGTAACCGGTGAAGTGGTACCGGTCGACTCCGTTCCAGCGAACCAACTTAGGTCCTTGGGCGTCCCTGTCCACGGCGACACGTGCCTGAAAGGTTGGCTCGCGGAGCTGCCGAAGATCTGGGTCACCGTCGTGGAACCGTGGCAACCCACGAGCCTGCTGTGTCCGTTGGGTGCGGTTACCCAGGGACCGGTAGTACTTCGCCCTGGCCTCAGCAGCGACCGCCACCTCTCTCGGGTCCGTCATGGTGTCATACTCCTCTGCGGGTGGTGCCCGTTCATGCCGCCCGGTTGCGGGTCGAGAACCGTTGAGTGTGGTGCCTCCGGTGCCGTGAGGCTGGCCGGGTCGCCACCACCCGATGAACTTACCGGCTCCTTCGGAGCACCAAACAGGCGCACGAACTCCGCTTCCTGCTCGGGGGTGAGTGATGGCAGGTTCTCAAGTTCTCGTGCCTCGGTGACGGTGAGCTGCCGGTGCTTGATCCGGCTGGCGACCACCTTCTGACGGGTCTCCGGGTCCATCCGGAGCAGCGCGTCAGTATTGATCTTCACGTATCTCGGTTTGGGGAGCAGGTCACTGAGTGCGTACTCCCGGCGAATCACCTTAGGACCGAGATGCATGATCAGGAACTGGAGATTGCGTTGTAACGCGCTCTGATAGGTGACCGTGCCCGGTGCTGAGATGGCAGCGTCGATGAGGTCAGCCGGCACCCCGAAGAACCGGCAGATAGCGGGGAGGTTGAACCGGCGAGCCTCTAACCACTCAGTACCCACCTGATCGGCCTGAACAAGGCTGTACTCCCAGTCAGCACCATGGACGAACAGGTCATTGTCCTGGATTGACGCCTTCCATCGGTCCTTGATAAGTGCTGACTCCCGTGGCGGTACGACGCGCTTCGTGTTCCGTAACCGGGCTTTCGGGACTCCGCCACCCCCGAACCACTCGATCACGAACTGTTGCGCGCTCAGGTACTCACCGATCGTCCACGCGGCGGCGGCAACCGGGGACAGTCCGACGGGGAAACCAGCTACGACGTACTCACGCTCATGCCATACCTCGGCTGCGTCATACTCCCTACCGCTGATCCGGTACCTGGGCTCCGGTTCCCCTTTTCGCTGGATCACCGTGACCTCGCTGATGGGTTGGAGGTCGATCCTGGCGGGGAGTCCGAGTGCGTTCCGCTCCGTGATCAGCCCAACGGTGTTGCCGGCGCGGGTGAGATCGATCTGGGTGGCATACATCCACTGTGGGTATTTCCACCGTTTCCCACCTGGTTCCACCAGCACGGGGGGTTTCGGCATCTCCAACGGAAGGCCATCGAAGTCCCGGTACACGTTGATGGGGCAGGTCGATACGAGGTCGGATATGAACCGGCAACAGGCCCACACCGCGTCGTGTCGCATGGCGGTCTGCTCGGTGACCGTGACCTTGCCGTGGACTCCAAGCCCAGACCGGGCCGGGACCAGCGGACCGTCCACGGTCGCCTCACGAGTCGATGACCCGACGAGGAAGTCCCTGATCCGTCCCACATGGACGATCATAGGCGACGACCACACCAGAACATGAAAGAAACGGGGCCCCACCAGCGTCCCGGCGAGGCCCCGGCGCGTCGTGACCTCAAGGCCCGTCCCTTACCGGGTACGGGAACGCGTTTCCCCTGAGATCCGAGGAGGTGTGTGCCCCGCGCGAGGCCACACCCCACGCACAGTGTATCGTCGGTCTACCCGTGACTAACCTCATGAAGTAGCGGCATCAGAGACTGTGTCTCAGCCGCCGGTCTGATGCCGCCACCTCGTGTGAATACTACTGACACTCAGGGGTCTCGTCACTAGCGTGACGCCATGTACCTCCGTCTGGATAGACGAACCGCGAACAGCTCTGGCACCGCCGACTGGAATCCACCGAGTCGAGCAAATCATAGTCGTCGACCCCGTACACCTCGGCCCCCAGCATGGCCAGGGTCACCACGTATAGGGGACAGATATCGCCAGCCGAGGTCTTGTGCACGAAGGTGAAGCTCTGCCCCGACCCCCAGGGCCAGGTCCGGCCAGCGGCCAGCGCGTCGTCCAGCTCGGGTTGCCCGAGATGGCGAATACGACTGGACACCGGTTCCCCCTCGTCCCGCGTCACCCCGGTAATCGCGTCATAGAACCGGCCGCAGCCCCCTGCCACGTCCTCCGCGGGGGGTGTGTACACAGCACTCTTACCGAACTTGTTCCGCAACGGCACGACAAGGCTGGACGCCGGGCGCCGCTTGTCGATCACAGTGACGCACGGCTCCCAATCCTCGATCATCTCCGAGATCCGAGACTCCACCCAATCGGTTCCCACAACCTCAGCCGGAACCCGGCCACCGGGCTCTACCACCTCGACATGCCAGTGCCCATCCGACCTCTTGCCGGCCACACCGATCCAGGCCCTGGTCCGCTGTTCATTGAACTCGATCGCGAACGCACGACTACCCGCGATTCGCGAACCCGGGTCGAACAGGGACCGCCACTCGTCACGGGGCACCAGCGTCCACCGCGGCGCCTTAGCCTCTGGTTTCCAACCCAGGTACTCGGCCCCGAAATCGATCGGGTTCATATCCTGCTGGTCCTTGCGCACGAACCGCTCGGGGACCAGGACACCCAAACCTGGCATCGCGGCCCGCCAAGTCTTCGGATCGGCCGGATCTGAACCATCAGGGGCTGCGAAATCGAAGAACGCGGTTCCGGTCCGGACCCCAGCCCGGACCGCGGCTCTGCCCAGCTCCCGCTTCCGGTCCAAGTACGGCCAGGTACCGGGCTGGGCCCGCGATATCCCGGGAACCATGCTCAGCACCCACAGCTGCGACCACCACCGGGTCAGCCTCGCTGGTCGCATCGACAGCTCGGTCCGGTCATCTGGCCGGGACCACGCCTCATCGATCACGGGCAAGTCGATGGTGTCACCCGTACCACCTGTCCGTGCGGTGGTGCTGGCCGGTGACCACGTCGACCCGTCCCGCCACGTCAACGTCTCCCAGTTGCGCTGTAACGTTGATCGGAACTGCCGCCGGTACCTGGACGCTCGCAAGCGCGGAAGATGTGTCTGGCGCCACTTGAGACGGGCATCATCTGCCGTCTGAGCTGTATACACCACTCGCTGCTTACCAGGGGACCGAACCTCGCGCCCGAGATGCTCGAACGACCACTTGGCCAGCTCATCGTCGAAAGCCACGCACCGGTACGTGCACACCGGAAGCATGATCTCGGTCTTACCCGTGGCCTGCCGGGGGCCGATGACCACCACCTCGTCATAGGCGAGATACCCGGTATCGGGGTCCAGCTCGAACGCCACGTCATAGATGTAGCGCTGGTGCGGCAACGGGTCGCAGCCGAGTGCACGGTGCACCTCGGCGACTCGTGGGCCGAGGGTGGGCCGGTCAAGGGTTCGGGGGGTTCCGTACAGTGGTGGGCATGGGAGAGCAGTCACCACTGTGGCCCCCTCTGAGACGGCACCAGGTCGGGTGCGGGTCCGCACACTCAACCGGTGGTTCGCTGGCGTACCGCGCGTACTCCCCGTGCAGCCACCCGACATCGGGCAGCCGGTGAAGTGGCCGGCGGCAGCTCCGGCACCGGTCAACCGTCGAGGACGTGACCATCACCCGTGGGTGACGCCGGTACCGTATGGTGATCTCCAGCCCGCACAGTGACATTCTCCAGTACATGTACCGATCATGCACCGTCGTCGGGGCCTACCGGGGTTGACAGATGTTCGGCTTCAGCCCCGGCCCACGGGTCCGCCTCACCGCACGCGGCTGACACCGTACGCAGCAGCTCCGCGTTCAACCGGACCCCCGTGGCCACGTCCGCTCCGTCCCAAGCGTCGTACGCGTGGGCCAGCCGTATCGCCATCACCGCGCACAACGCCCTGAACCCCGGCTCCGTAGTGGCCGCGTGATGGTCCAGAGCGGCTC